GGGAGGTAACAAATGAGCGAGTGGTTTGAAGCAGAACAAGACTTACGGCACATCAAGATTGAAGATTTGCGCCGCGTAATCGAAGCCCTTGCAAAGGCCAACGGCTTGACGCTGTTTATCCGTAGTGAGCCATTTTGCAATGACGATTACGAATATCGTCACATCGAAAAGACCGGAGAATAAAATGAGCGACCAGAGAGATGATGTAAGGAAGTGGGTAGCATGGAAACATGATGTGGAGACAATCGTATCTGATGGACGGGTGGTTCTCGAAACAACGCGCCCAGAAGATCGTGACCGTGTGTTAGCAATGCGTGACGCACTGGCAGCGTTTGTAGATGCTTGTTCTTTTGGACTTAGCATGAGTGCATTAGCAGCCGCGTTTGACCAAGCTAAAACCGTTTTGGGAGAGAAAAAATGAGCAATACTACCGGAAAATCAAAAGAGCGATTTTGCCCATATTGCGGCGCCAGCATGGGCATCATTGAAGACTGTTATTATGATCGCCGCGATACTTGCGGAGAGCGTGAGTGCGCGCGTTGGGCTCGCGATGAAGAACAGGAAGAGCGCAACAATGCGCATGAGCAACTCGATCGTGATATGGGGTGGGATAGATGACCAAATCCCTCGCCGAACTAGCTGCCAGCACGCGAAACGAGATCGAGGCCCGCGCAATCCAGCCGCCGTACAAGCTCGCGCAGCGCACGATATTCAAAGACCTACCGGATGGCCGCGGTAATCTGTTCTGGGCAAACTTCCAATCTTCCACGACTGACGGCGCGACCGAGCAGCAGCTAATCGACACGGCTGCATTCTTCTACACGGCCGGAATGTCTTATAGGCCAATGGTTCAAGCTCTACAGCGTGCGTTTGATGCCGTGGCGAGCCTTGAGCACGATGCGCTTGGCGTCGGCGGCGAAGGCACAACACACTGGTATATCCGAGACGAGCTTTTGTCTGAAATCGCCGCGGCTCTTTTGGCCGCTAAGGGGAAGTAGATGGCAATCGACTATGACGCCATGAGCTTATGGGAATTGGTGCGTGATTTACGATATGCAGAGCATCGGATTGCTGCATTAAACGCGCACCAACTTGACGATACTGACGCGCTTAATGATCGCAAAGCCATCGTCGCAGCCATCGCACGCAAGGAGAAACAATCATGACCACCGACAAGGGCGCCGCAGAGAGGGCGATGGAAGAACTAGATAAGGCGTTTATGTGCGCCATGGAATCAATCGACAGCAACGATATTAAGCGGTTTAAGGACGCTACACTTGCAACGGCTGCGACCGTCAAAGTCCTTGCCGCCGAACGCGATGCGCTCAAGGAAAAATATGAGAAACTAAAATCTGCGAGCGCAGACCTTGTAGAAGCAATTTCGCTCAGCGATGTTGGATTTGAGGATTTTGTTTTGCAAGCTATGTTTTGTACCCGCGCCGCCCTCGCCAAGAAACAGGAACCATAAAATGAACCTATCTATCCGCGTCAAAACCGAATTTGGAACCCGGACAATTGTCACGTCTGGGCACGAGCCGCAATTCGCACATGCGATCAAGCAGGCTTTAGACCGTCTTGCAAATCAGGCCATGGAAGAACACGCCATATACGCTGAGGTGACCGAGGAAGGCGCATCTATTCCGATGAAGGAACATATGCGACGGTTGAGGCTTGCGGCCGTGCGGGATGCTGCAAAGGCTGAGAAGGCGGCAGAGAAGGATTCCAACGTCGAATCGTTGGCGACAGCCCGGAGTAAGAAGGCAGCGAAGAAATGACCAACCGTCCTGACATTGAAGGGTTCTTGGCGCTGGCTGAGAAGGCAACTCCGGGGCTTTGGTTTTCAGGTGACGACGGGTGGCCTTATCGCGATGCTGACCCTAATAATCTTTCGCGAGGCATGGTCAATTTTTGGGATACCGCAGAACCAAGCGACCCGGAAACCAATCCGTACCACCCATCAACTGTATCGTTTCCAACTTTGGCATTTGTGTGTGCGGCGAAAAATACCGCCCCTTCTATCGCCCAATACGCCCTAGACAAAGAGCGCGAGTGCGAGAGGCTAAGAGGTCTTCTAAAGACTGTTTCCGATTATAGCGACGGCAAACCGCCCTATCGGTTTGATGGTCCTGACGATCAGCGCTCAAATGAAGCGTTTGATGCATGGCAGGCTATCCGCGCTGAGATTGACGCTGCTATCCAGGAACCCAAGCCATGAAGGCCCCACCCATCGGCGACCGGCTCAAGGTGCTACGGGCTGAAACCGACATGAGCCTATCTGCGGCTGCGAAGAAGTTGCACATAACCAAGGCGCACCTTTGGGATTTGGAAAGCGGCCGGAGCGCTAACCCGACCCTGAAAACAGTGCTTGCAATCTGCCGGGTGTATGATATATCTGTGCAAGAGCTTCTGAGAGGGATAAAATGAGCACCGAACAAGCACTTTCTGTAATCCTAGAATGGCGTTTAGGAAAGCGAGAGTACGATAGCGTGACTGTTTTTGCCATTCGCATTTTAAGAGGATTCTGAGGGGTATCAAATGAGCAAGATCGCCGATATAGAGCAAGCCCTTACACTTCAAGCCGTTGAAAAACTTGGAGAGCAGCGGGCGCTTATCAAGCAAATGGACAATCTCTTAGCTCGTGCGGCAGATGCGCTGAACTGCGCGCCAACCATGAAACTAATGGACCTCGGCTGCGAAATTTCTAATTTCCGCCGCAGCAACCCAGTGAAGAATTGAGGCCAAAATGACTCGTCTATTTGCGACCGAAGCAGCGGCCATTGTAAGCCTGTTTGTGTTTGGATGTGCCCTTTTTCTTGGGTTGTGGGTGGGGTATTGAAATGAGCGGGCTTATTAGCGCAGTTACAATTCCTCCGGGCCGCTCTGGTAAGTGGGAGGTTAGCCGCTTTGTCGTCTCTGAAGATGATGAAAAATTCTCTGCTATCCGGGCGTCGTTTAAGGGGCGCGGATATGTTCGAGCCGGTGAGTATACTAAGCTTTCGTGCGACGGGAGAGGCATAGTCATGTCAGATACACACGATGAACGGAGAGACCATTCGTTTGCCGTCCACCGCGCAACTGGACATATCCTAATCAACGGGCTCGGGCTTGGAATGGTGCTTGCGGCGTGCCTAAGAAAAACAGAAGTTACCAAGGCAACTGTGATTGAAATTGAGCCAGATGTGGTTACTTTGGTAGCCTCGCATTATGATGACCCTCGCGTCGAAATCATCAACGCCAGCGCATTCGATTACATACCTCCAAAGGGGGCGCGCTACGGCATGGTTTGGCACGACATTTGGGATACGATCTGCGCTGACAATCTGCCAGAAATGACCAAGCTGAAACGCAAGTATGGCAGACGCACTGATTGGCAGGGTTGCTGGGGCGAAGCGGAATGCAGGAGATATGCATGACCACTCCCGACCGCATGTCCGTTCCCGAGGCGCGCGAGGCGCTGGAAAAGGCGGGGTATGATACCGAGAAAATGCGTGAAGGACGCCGCATGGTGGTGAATGTCTACAGTCTTGGGTTTATGACGTTCATCGCAGAACTTCCAATCCGTCTATCTACCGTATCCCGTGCATCTGTTAACGAGCTAGTCGAGAGAGAAAAATGAGCGAACTTTATGATGACGGCCTTCGTGTAGAAATATGCCCAAGCTGCGGAAGCAAACTTATCGAATGCGAAGACAATGACGGTGTGTGGTATCAGTGTCCAAACCACGAATGCCTTGAGCTATTCGATGCTGACGAAATCGAGGGCGATGGCAAATGACCACACCCCACGACCACCGCATCCGCCTTGCTGACATATGCCTGACTGTAATGGTCATCCTGCTCATCGCTACAGCCGCAGCAGGATATGCGACGGCGTATGCCGATCACGCAGCGTGGTGCAAGTTGCCGGTGCATTCTATTCCATGCGGAGAGACAAAATGAAGGCACTTGTTACAATCCTGGAAACCAATTTCGAGGTTGAGTGGGATTTCAACATCACCGCTCATGGTTCTCCTGAATCGTGGTCTATCTATGGTGGCGATCCGGCCGAGCCTGCGGAGTTTGAAATCGAGATTATCAGCCTCCGCAACCCGAACGATGCCGCTGACGTTTATCTCGACATTCCGAAGTGGCTTAACGAGCTTCTCGCTACGGACCTTTCCGAACGCGACGACATCAATGAAATCGTGCAGCGCGCAGACCAATACCGCGGAAGTTACAATCCTGACGATGAGAGAATTTGATTGTCATGCAGCCGTTAAAATGCCCTGGTGTCGGTCGCGACAAAGACAATCTGAGTGCGTTGCAATTCTACTTCAGCCGCCGCGTCACGGATGATGAAATGCGATTTTTGCACGAAGTCATTCAGCGCGCCGTGGCTTGTCTGCCAAAAGACCTTGGCGTCATCCGCGTTGAAAATTCCTGCGGCTGTGTGTTCTGCGATCTAGGTCTTGATCCATTCAATGCCGAGGGAATCATGTGGCATCAAACAAACGGGCGTGATCCCGTTCGGTGCACAAAAATACGAAACAACTAGGAGAAGACAATGTACTACCTCAAAGAATACGACACCACCATCTGCATCACGGACAATGTTGACGGACACATGCATGACCCATGTATCATTATCGCAAGAAGCCAATACACCGGCAAGGAAAAGAACGCAGAAGGTTGGGAACGCGATATATACAAGCCCATTCCTGGCGCCCGTGAGTTTGCTGACAGGGTGCTGGCACTTCTCAATTCTGCCGAGACTGCGAAAGTTCAGCCGCCCGTCAGCGTCGAGTAACGGCTATGATTGAGAATGCCAGCACCCCGTGTTCAATATGTGGTGGATTCTGGCCCTCTATCCACGATCATAAGCCCGATAACTCTGGCCTTGATGATGGGCCATTTCTTCCGGGGTGCGGCCCACGCAAGAAGCCGCCCCCTAAGACGCCAGAGCAGTATAGCGACATTCGGGCTATGGCTTGGGCAACGCGACGTACGAAATATGGCCAACGCGGACACGGATAGGAATAATAATTATGGTCGAGAAAGTCTACGCCAAATTCGGCGCCGCAATCTGTGACGCTCGCAAGGCCCATGGCTGGACGCAAGAGCAGCTAGCCGCAAAGACACACCTATCGCGCGGATCAATCGCAAATATCGAGGTTGGACGCCAACGGGTGTTGCTTCACGACCTATTCACCTTTGCCAAGATTTTAAAGCTTGACGCGGCTGCATTGTTTGCTATGCTGACACGGTGATTTGAGTTTGGCTATGAAATTCCCCGAGGTAGCAGACAGAGTAAACAACCTCCTCCGTCTCCTTTGGTCCAAGCTAGCGTGGTCCCGGACTAGCGGAATAAACCGGGACGCATAATTTAGGAGAGAAACATGCCTGATCTAGTCGCAGAATTTGTCAAATGCCTAAATACCATGAGCCATTCACGCGCCGGGTGGGATTACCACCTAAATCCAGAGCAGCAAGCCAAAGAAGACCGCGAAGAGAGAAGCGCACTAGTCCGTGCCCGCGCTATCTGGAATGATAACCCGGATAAGCAGGCAGAGCTTCGCGTTGCATTCGCAAGCACAAACCCACTGGCGACTATGGCGGAAATCGAGTTTCGTAGATAGGGAGAGAAGTGATGGACTGGGACTCTATAGCAGCAATGGACCCTGTTGACGTTGCGGACTTGCTCAACAAGAAAGACGCAGAGATTGAACGCCTTCATGGTATATATCGCAGCGCCATTAAAGGTAGGGCTGATTTTAGAAATACCTTAGTCAAAGAACGGGAAAAATCACTTCGCCTCTTCATGGCTCTTTCAAACTTTGCAAACCCAGATTTCTGGATTGACGAACCTGGGAGGCTTCAATGGATCGGCAAGCGCCATGCTATTGAGTTTGCACAATCCGTCATAGACGAAGAAAAGTAGAGGGAGATCAAATTGCCAGAAGTTGAAGACAAGCACGCCGCCACTGCGATGAGCGTGGCTGCCCAGGCGCCAGTACCAGCCGTTATGAGCGATACTAACTCGCTTATGGGGGCAATTATATCTTGCGCCAGCAATCCAGACGTTGACGCTGACAAAGTAGAACGTCTCTTGGGAATGTATGAGCGCATCAAGGCCAGCAATTCCAAAGCTGCCTATGCTCGCGCCTTGGCTGAAATGCAGCCCGAGTTACCTGCCGTAGAAAAGAATGGCCGCATCGAGATACGAAAGAAGGATAGCACCGGGGAGCGAACCGGGGCTATTCAGCAATCTACACCATTTGCTTTGTGGGAAGATATTAACGAAGCAATTCGGCCGGTGCTGGCAAAGCATGGTTTTTCACTCACATTTCGCACAGGACGCGAGGCGGACAAGATTAGCGTCACAGCTATTCTCATGCACGCTGAGGGCCATTCTGAAGAGACTACCATCCTTCTCCCCATTGACGTGAGCGGCTCCAAGAACCCCGTGCAGGCGGTCGGATCAAGCACGCAATATGGAAAGCGCTATACGGCAGTTTCGCTCCTGAATATTACGACCAAGGGCGATGACGATGATGGCAAAGCGGGCGGCGATGTTCCTTGTATTGACGAATCGCAGGCCGTCCAGCTTACCGACTTGGCCGCGAAGGCATATCCAGAGCCGAAAGATACGGCTTATCTTATTGCCCGCATCTGCAAGAAATTTGGGATTGAAAACACCACTCAGATGAAGGCTAGCGACTTCCGCGAGGCCGTCCAGCTTTTGAATGACACCATTGCCTCTGTGCGGGATAAAGAGCGCGCGGCGAAGGAAAAACAGGGAGAGACGAAATGAGCGACACGGGCGAAACTGGACAAGACCTCGTAACAATCCCCGAGGCAAGCGTATATGCCGTCTTCACCGACAAGGCCAAGATCGAGCCGTACCTTGAAAAGGTGCGGGCGGTCGTTGCTGAATTTAAGGGTGACGTTTCGACGGTCGGTGGGCGCAAGTCTATCGCGTCCATGGCTTTCAAGGTCACCAAGATCAAGACCTACATCGAGGGGCTTGGCAAAGACCTTGCGGCGGAACAGAAGGAAGTTCCCAAAAAGATCGATGCCACACGCAAGCACGCCCGCGAAACACTCGAAGCCCTTGCCGAAGACGTTCGCAAGCCGTTGACTGATTGGGAAACAGCGGAGGACGCGCGCGTCAAGCGGCATACCGATACGCTGATCCTCTTGGACACCTTCGCGCGAGGCGAATATCCGCAGACAATCGAGGCGATAAAGGCCAATCTTGAGACAGTCTGCGCTGTCGTTGTTGGCCCAGCTTGTGAGGAATTTGAGGCCGATTATGCCGTGGCAGTAATCAAGGCTCAAGGGGCACTTCTGGAATCTCTGGCAAAGGCTGAGAAAGCGGAATCCGACCGACTAGAACTGGAAGCCCTCCGTGCCGAAGCTGCCGAACGAGCCGAAGCCGACCGTATTGCCGAGCTACAACGTGTTGCCGCAGCTAAGGCTACGAAAGACGCTGAGGAAGCAGCCGAGAAGGCTAAGAAGGCCGCAGCGGACGCCGCACAGGCAGAACTAGACCGCGTGGCAGCGCAGGCCAAGGCAGACAAGGAAGCCGCCCAGCAGCGCGAGGACGAGCTACAGAAGGCAAAAGAGAAGGCCGAGCAGGATGCCAAGGATACCGAGGCACGGTTAGCCCGCGAAGCCAAGGCTAAGGCTGATGAAGAAGAACGCCAGAAACTTGCTCGCGAGGCAGATACCAAGCACCGTTCGGCCGTCAACCGCGCCGCTCTGGCCGCATTTGTTGAGGGCGGAGTAGACGAAGATACCGCCAAGAAGGTCATCGCCTTGATCGCGAAGAAAATGATTCCAAGCGTCGTGATTAACTACTAGAGGAAAATATCATGCTTACGGAAAGCGAAATATCGAACGAACTCTATCGGTTTGTGAAAGAGGGCAAGGAATCTCGCCAAACCGGAACGCCAAGCAAATACGCCGGGAATACGGTTGCTCACATGCTAGGCTGTGTCGGATGGGTACAGGAAGACCTGCGCCTTGCACTCATGCGGAAAGACGAAGATTATTGCCACGGACAAGCCCTTATGGAAGCGCGCCAATGACCATCGAAATCATTGACGCTGAGCAAAACTCGACCGCTTGGTTTGCTGCCAGGGCTGGCCTTGTGACGGCTAGTGAGTTCTCAACCGTGCTTGCCAAGGGCAAAGGTGGTGGTGAGAGTATCACGCGGCGCAAGTATCTCTATCGCCTCGCAGGCGAGAGGCTTACCGGAGAGCCGGAAGAAACATTCCAAAGCCCCGTGCTTGACCGCGGCCACGCAATGGAGCCGGAAGCTGCCGACTGGTACGCTTTCACGCGCGAAGTCGAATTACAGCAAGTCGGGTTTATCAAATCGACCGAATGCGGCGGCATGGGCTATAGCCCAGATCGTCTTATCGGCGATAAGGGCTTGCTGGAAATCAAGACGAATAAGCCTAGCGTGCTGATAGACTTGTTGGTGAAAGATGAATTTCCACCGGAACACATGGCGCAGACACAAGGCGGCTTATTCGTCTCAAAATACGACTACATCGACCTTGTGTGCTTCTGGCCTGGAATGCCCAAGCTTGTAAAAAGGGCCATCCCAGACCGCGCCTATCAGGCTACGCTACGCTCGGAAATCACGCGGTTCAACGATGAGCTTTGCGCGCTTGTCGAGAAGATCAAGAGATACGGACAATGAGCGACCGCCGCGTATTTTTCCTCAAGACGCCTGAGATTCGTGACCGCGTATGCGAGTACGTACGCAAGGCGCCAGAAGGATACAGGGTTGAGATTAAGGAAGCGAAAAGAACACTTGACCAGAATGCAAAGCTTTGGCCGATGCTTGAAGACATCGCGAAACAGTATGAGCACTTTGGACGCCATTATACCAAGGAAATGTGGAAATGTATCTTCCTGCATGAGCTTGGGCGGCAGGCTGAATTTGTGCCGACACTTGATGGCGGTGGTTTCATCCCGATAGGCCAATCGTCATCCGATCTATCCGTGTCGGAAATGCGCGATTTAATCGAGTTACTATACCAGTTTGGCGCCGAACATGGCATAGTATGGTCAGAGCCAAAAGACAAGCAACTCACTGGCGAAGAGAGACAATGAGATGAGACACGCACGATCAGACTATGACCGCATTCAAGACCCAGCGGGGAAAATCCCGGCGGATGAACCTGTGTTTCTACTACGCGGTCAGGACGAACTCGCCGCTGAAGCCGTAGATTTCTACGCGACAAAAGTCGAGAACGCTGGTGGTGATCCCGCCATCGTCAAGGCTTCGCGCGATCAAGCAAACGCAATGAGGCTATGGCCAGTGCAGAAGATGCCC